AATGCTACATTTGAAGGTAAAAAGTTTATGGTAACTTCTGTTCCAAACAATACAACTTTTACTATAACAATGGCAACAACAGAAGTAGGCACACCTTTATCAGGTGCAGGATCTGCTGATGCATTATATTATTATAGTGTTGGACCTGCTAAACAACAATCAGGTTTTGGTTGGGGTACAGGTTTATTTGGTGGTACAGTTACAGGTGCTGCAGCAACAACTCTTGCAACTGCTTTAACAAATACAACAGGAACAACCGTCGTCTTAACAAGTTCTGCAGCGTTCCCTGCTTCAGGGACAATACAAATAGGAACAGAATTTATTACCTACACAGCAAATAATACGGCAACAGGGACCTTAACTGGCGGAGCTAGAGGTGCTAATGGTAGTACGGCTGCAACACATAGTGTAGGTGACGTTGTCGATAATGTTACAAATTTTAATGGATGGGGCCAAGCTTCATCTTCTACACAGTTTACATTGAACCCTGGTCTATGGGTTTTAGATAATTATGGTACAAAATTAATTGCATTAATTTATAATAATGAATGTTTTGAATGGGATGCTGCAGCGCCAAATGCGGTATCAAATAGAGCAACTATTATTACTGGTGCACCTACTGCATCGCGTCATGTATTAGTATCTACACCCGATCGACACTTAGTTTTTTTTGGAACAGAAACTATTATTGGAGATAAAACTTCACAGGATGATATGTTTATAAGGTTTTCGGATCAAGAAGATATTAACACTTACAGCATCACTGCCAATAATACTGCAGGATCACAAAGACTTGCTGCAGGTTCTAAAATTATGTCTGCTATCAAAGGTAGGGACGCTATTTATGTTTGGACCGATACATCATTATTTTTAATGCAGTTTGTTGGGTCTCCATTTACTTTTGCTTTTGCACAATCTGGAACTAACTGTGGATTGATCGGTAAAAATGCTGCTGTTGAAGTTGATGGTTCTGCTTATTGGATGTCAGAAAACGGTTTCTTTAGTTATGATGGTCAATTAAAATCTATGCCGTGTTTAGTTGAAGATTTTGTTTATGACAGTTTAAACTCTGTACCAAGAGATTTAATTAATGCAGGAGTTAATAACCTTTTTGGAGAAATTAACTGGTTTTATTGTTCAGCTAATGCTACTACAGTTGATAGAGTAGTTGCCTATAACTATTTAGATTCTACAATTAAAAGACCTATTTGGACTACAGGTACTTTAAATAGATCTGCTTGGGCTGATTCTGCTGTATATGATAAACCCCATGCAACACTTTATGATCCTAATGATAATGCTTCTTTTGATGTTACTGGTAATGTGGATGGAAGTAGTATATACTATCAGCACGAAACAGGGACCGATCAAGAAAATGCAGGTGGGGTAATTACTGCTGTTACAGCTAATATTCTTTCTGGTGATTTTGATATTACTCAAAAAAGAAGTAATACGGGTCAAGCGGTAGGAACCCCTGACCTTAGAGGAGATGGTGAGTACATTATGAGAATTAGTAGATTTATTCCAGATTTTTTAGACCAAACAGGTGATACTCAAATTAGTTTCACAACAAGAAATTACCCAAACAGTACTCCAACAACTACAAATTTTACAGCAACAACTTCTACAACTTTTAAAAGCACAAGACTTAGAGCTAGATCAATTGCATTAAAAGTATCTAACACAAGCACCGGTCAAGATTGGAAGCTTGGTACATTTAGACTAGATATTTCACCAGGAGGAATGAGATAATGCCTACATACACAGACAAACAAATACGAGATAAAGGTTTTTTATATATTCCAGAACAGCAATATTTAACAGACGCTTTTACAATACCTACAACCGATGATGGTAGCGGTGACGGCGGCGGCGGAGGCGGCGGAGGTGGCAGCAGCGGCGGCGGCGGAGGTGGCAGCGGCGGCGGCGGAAGTACTTATGGTAATTTAATGACTGATTATAGTTCTGCTATTGATTCAAGACAAAATAGATTACAAAACCCAGACAAATTTTCACAGTTTTTAGCAAAATATGGAATAGGTGGCAAACAACGTTCTGTAGATCAAATGATGCGAGATTCAACTGCTTATAACATGAATGAGTTAGGTCCAACCAAACAACAGATCGGTATAACTAATGATATGACAGGACCTGAAATAAAAAATGCAATGGATGAATATTACGCTGACGAAACAAGTATTGGAAATTATCCTGTGGATGATCCTTTAGATGTTAGACCAAATAGGTTTGGATTAAGTGGTATTTTATCTAAAATTCTTCCAAGTGCTTACTATGATAAAATGACAATGCCTGAACAAATATACACACAATCTAAAATGGGTTATACTGGTCCAACTGTGTTTGGAGATAATAATAGCGGTCTACAAAAAGATATATTTGGAAGAAACGTTATTTCTGGTTTTGGTAACTATTCAAAAAAACAAGCAAAAGATATTGAAAAATTAGATGATTTATTTTCATCAGAATCTTTTACAGATAAATATGGAAACTTAAGTTTAGAAGAAGATGAAGACGGTATCTTTAGTTTTGCAGGAGGGACTGCTGCACAAAGAAAAAGAGCAGCCGACATGCATAGATTAAATTTAATGAGATATAATTATGATAAACAAGGTTTAAAAGAACTAGAAGATATTAAAGATCAAACTGGTTTTACCGATATAATGGAAGCACAAAATATAGGGGATACTAATTATGGAATTACTGAAAATGTTTCTGATGCTGATTATACTGGAGGCGGTAATTTACAAACAGCTATTGATAACGCTAGACGACGAAGTGACAATCAAGATCAAGGCAACGATGGTCCGGGTCAAACAGGTTCTTCTGATTATTCAGGACAAGGAGAGGATGCAGATTGGGGTGGTGGAGAAAAAGATGGTGGGTTTATTGATGGCACAAATAGAAGAATGTTTGCATACGGAGGACTAGCAAGTATCTTATAATGGCAAAAATTGTACAATCACTAACTAGAGCGGCCCCTGAATATACACAAGTTAATCTACAATCATTGGTTAGGGATCTTGATGGTGTGATTACAAAATTAAATACATCATTTCAAGAAGAAGTAAAACAGGAAATAGAAGCTAGAAGTTTCTTCTTAGATTAATGGCAGTAGTAAATCAATATAAATTTTTTGGATTAACTGCACAGGATGCATCTAGTGCAGGTAAGAAAATGTTTGGTACAACTATAGTACCACCGGTTACTGGTTCAACAAAACAAAACCCATTAATTAACGAAACGTATATTATAAAATCTATTTTAATTACAGCTACAGCAACACCTGTTATTAGTGTGACAAATAATGGTGTAACAATTATTAAAACAGCTGCTTTTACAGCAAATGTATCTCAAGAATTATTAACTCAACCTTTAATAGTAGAAGGTGAAACAGAGTTAGTGGTAATATCAAGCACTTCAAATGCAATTGATATCGGTGTTAGTTATTTAAATATCTTAAAGGAGAAACTAGACTAATGGAAATATTAAACGCTAAAGTAGAAGAAACTTATAGACACCTTAAAACCGGTGAAATCTTTAAAGAAAAAAAAGACTGGGAAGCTAAGGGTTATAAGCCAGAAGAGATGGCACAGGACGTA